TTAAACCCCGAATGACAAAATCAGAGATGGAGGCGGCTGTCACTGCGGGTAAGTTCATTTTTAAGGTAGACACTGCCCAGAATGTATCTGTAGTGTATGACATCAACTCCTTAACTGCGGTTACGGTGGACAAAGGAAAGATGTTCACGAAGAACAGAGTGATTCGGACTGTTGACAATATCGCCAACGATATCACGAAGATCTTTGAAGCGAATTATGTCGGGAAAGTCAATAATAATGATGAAGGCAGATCTCTTCTGAAGGCGTCTCTGGTGGACTACTTTACTACACTTCAGACAATGGGGGCGGTTCAGAATTTTGTGACTGACGACATTACGGTCGCGAAGGGAAAGGATTCGGATGCTGTGGTGATCGAAGCAGCGGTACAACCGGTTGACAGCGTAGAGAAGATATATATCACAGTTAATCTGTCGTAAGGAGGATATGACATGGGAAATTATACGAAGCTTACTGACCTGGTAACAGGAAGCGAAGGCAGTGCCTTTATCACAATCGATGGCCAGAACCGTTATTTCTTCGAGATCTCGAAGGTAGATGCAAGTATTGAGTTTAAGGTGATTGCAAAGCGGCTCCTGGGGCATCGTATGACACAGCATAAGGTTGTAGGTGCAGAGGGAAAAGGAACGCTGACTATGTACAACGTAAGCCCCGCCGCGCTTGCTGTCTATCAGCAGTATATCAAAGAGGGCAAGGTTCCGCAGATCAGTATCCAGACGACGAATGAGGATCCTGCATCTACTGTGGGACGCCGGGTGGTTGTTATGAGGAACTGTATTCTGGCAAAGGCACCGGTGGCATATCTTGACGATTCCAGCGAAGATCTGAACACCGTGGATACGGATTTTACATTTGATGATGTGGATGAGTTAGAAAGCTATGCGTTCCCGGAAAATATGAGATAAGTATTGTGTTATCCTTCCTTTGATAATATAATAAATTTAATTATTGAAAGGTGGGAGATTCATGGGACTATTCGGGGCTAAAGAAAAATGTAGCATATGCGGAGTTAATGATGGAAGTATAAAACTACAGGACGGTTGTATATGCAAGACTTGTCAAGGCAAATGCGGTGAGTTTTTAATAACGCTAGGCTGGAAAAACATTCCTGTCCAAAGAGTAAAAAAAGCTATAGTGGCAAAGGTGGATAATGATAATCTCGCGAGAATATTTAATCCAGATAAAAAGCTCGAAAAGTATATTGAGATAGATACAGTTAACCGTCTTTGGAAGATTCCGGCTTACAGGGTTATCTTCCGTTTTGAAGATTTGATTGAATATACCTTAATAGAAAATGGTGCAAATATAACCTCTGGAGGTTTGGGGAGGGCGGTTGCAGGCGGTGTGCTTTTTGGAGGAATAGGGGCAGTTGTTGGCGGAATCACAGGACCTAAAAAAGAAAGAAAAGAAATTAAAGAGCTTCGCATTAAGATCATTACGAGAAATTCAGTGTATCAAGAAGTGTATATAAACTTCCTTACTACTGGCTCTATTAAGTCGGATTCCATGATGTATAATATTTACAACGGACACATACAAAGCGTTCTTACCGAGTTTGCGTTAATGGGAGACAGTAACGTACAAGCTCAAGACCAAACCTCTGGAGCTGACGAAATATTGAAATACAAGAATTTGCTCGATGCTGGAATTATAACATCGGAAGAGTTTGAAGCGAAAAAGAAACAAATACTTAATCTTTAAAAATAGGCACCTTGAGAAATCAGGGTGCTCTTTTATTGCCCTAAATATAGAAAGTGAGGAAATAGTATGAGTAGTTTAAATGCATTTTTACACCCAGAACAGACAGAAAATCGAGAAGTATTTGTGTCTGATAGATTTAAGGAAAACGGCAAGCCGGTCCCGTTCGTTATCCGCCCCATTACTCAGCAGGAGAATGAGGGACTGATTAAGAAGTATACGAAAAGAGATAAAAAAGGAAACGAAACTTTTGATCGGGTAGCTTATAACCAGGAACTTACAGCAGCAGCAGTAGCGGAACCAGACCTTGAAAATACGGAATTGCAGAGCGCATATGGCGTATTGGGAGCATCAAAACTGTTGGCAAAAATGCTTTATGTCGGTGAATACGGTGCGCTTTTAGAAGCGGTGTACGATATTTCTGGATTGGATAAGGATATCAACGAAGATATTGACGAGGCAAAAAACTGATAAAGCAGGGTGATGTTGAGTTGACTTATGCTCACTTCGCCCTGCAGAAACTCCGCTTACTCCCATCTGCTCTGGAATCTATGAGCCAGCGGGAGCGTGCTTTCATATATGCAAGCATTGACCTTCGGATAGAGGAAGAGAAGAGGCTTGCCAATCAGATGAAATAGGAGGTATGTCATGCCTACATTAAGTGCGATGTTCCGGCTTATGGACGGATACAGCACAACTATAAACAAATTCATCGGAAAAGTAGACGCTGCTTCCACAAAAACACTGGGGGCAAGCAAAAATACGGATAAACTGAATGACTCCATGGACCGTACTGGTCGTGTTGCAGGAGCAGCAAGTTCCGGGATCGCTAAATTTGTTGGAACAATAGCCAGTCTTGCAGCGGTGAAGAAGATTGTGGATCTTACTGACAGCTACACCAATACCAACGCCAGGCTGGCTATGATCACAGGAAGCCTTGAAGAACAGAAGGCACTTCAAGACGATATTTTCGCCGCAGCTAACCGTGCAAGAGGACAGTATGATGATATGGCTAACGCTGTAGCAAAAATGAAGATGCTGGCGGGCGATGCTTTCGGAAGCAATCAGGAAGCCATTGGCTTTACAGAACTGCTTCAGAAATCATTGAAAGTATCTGGCGCCGGTACTTCGGAACAACAGTCTGCTTTTCTACAGTTGACGCAGGCCATGGCGTCTGGAAAACTGCAAGGGGACGAATTCCGATCCATCATGGAAAATGCACCGATGGTGGCTAATGCGATCGCAAAGTATCTTGACGTATCAAAAGGTGAATTGAAAGAATTATCATCGGATGGGGCAATTACGGCGGAAATTATTAAAAACGCTATGTTTGATTCTGCTGATGATATCAATAAAAAGTTTGAGACGATGCCGCAGACCTTCGGAGATGTGTGGAATAGAATAAAAAATGCGGGAACGCAGGCTTTTGGCGGGGTATTTGAAAAAATTAACAGTATACTCAATTCTGATGCAGGTCAACAGGCTATAAACAATTTTATTGGGGCAATTTATTGGGCGGGGGACGCAATGAACGAGTTTATTAATTTTTGCGTTACTGCATGGCCGATGGTATCGCCGTTTATCTGGGCGGCTGTTGCCGCGGTAGGGGCTTATGCGCTTGTTTTGGGCATATCCAATGGACTGGCATTAATATCGGCGGTACGTACAGGAGCACAGGCGGTATCAATAGGAATTCTTGCTCTGGCAATGTGGGCATCATCAGGAGCCACATGGGCTGAGGTTACTGCCCAACTTGGGCTGAATTCAGCTCTGTATGCCTGCCCAATTGTTTGGATTGTTGGGCTGATACTGGTATTGATTGCAGTATTTTATGCGGCAGTTGCGGCAGTGAATCATTTTTCAGGATCAACGATATCGGCAACAGGTATTATCGGTGCAGTAATAGGAGGCTGGGCGGCAGCTGTAATCAACTACTTTATTATGATGTATAACATTATCGCCGAAGTGGTTAATTTCTTTGCTAATGTGTGGAATGATCCAATAGCCGCTGTAAAAATTTTGTTCTATGATCTGGCTTCCACTGTCATCGGATATGTCGCTGAAATGGCCCGATCGATAGAAACTATCATCAATAGAATCCCAGGCGTGAATGTGCAGATCTCTGCAGGATTAGACAATTTTAAGGCAGGACTTGAAAAAGCGGCTTCGGAAGCGAAAGATGCAGCTGGTTGGAAAGAAATTGTTCAGAAAAAAGATTTCTTGAACGGCGCTGATTTTGCTAATAGAGGCTATGATATTGGTGCGGGTCTAGCTGACAGTATATCTAACCCGTTTGCTGGATTTGCTCCTAAAGATAAAGAGGGAATTGATTACAGCCAGTTTGCGACAGATGGAAGTCCTGCAACTGTGAAGGGTAAAGGAAAGAATGGTGCAGTAAAGGTTGAAAACGAAGAGGATATCGAGTGGATGCGAAAGCTTGCAGAGCGCGATTATATTGCCCGCATCTCCCAAAATACGCTTGCGCCAAATATCAAGGTGGAATTCAGCGGTCCGATCACCAAAGAGGCAGATACCGACAACATCATGAGTCATGTATCTGAACAGCTCAAAGAAATGATTGCAACTGCTCCAGAGGGGGTGCCGGCCTAATGTCATACTCAGTATATTTCAAATATGGCAGCAAGAAATATAAGCTTCCGGTCAATCCGGAGGAGATTAAGAGATCAAGAGAACTTAATATCGAGACGTATCAGGTGCTGGAGGAAGGACAGGTTTCCATCCCTTCTTACTGTTCACTTGAAGAATATAGCTTTGAGGCAGAGTTTCCCAGTCAGGACGTCAATTATATGGAGCCGGGCGCAGAGGCTGATGCAGATTATTATGAGAAGATGTTCCGGAAGGCTCAGAAGAATAAGAAGCCGATCCGGTTCATTGCATCGAATGATATTTCAGATGATATCAGCGTCAAGGTACTGGTAAAGAGTGTAGAGGTAGTGGAAAAAGCAGGAGAAGAAGGGGATAAGTACATATCGTTGACACTCACAGAGTATAAAGGGGCCGGAAAAAGGTATGTAGCTATCCAGACTCCTGATGCTACGGAAAAACAGGAAGAAACGCCTCTTGCTGAGAACCCAGCTGTAACTGCAAATAAAACACATACAGTACAGTCAGGAGATACGCTGTGGGGGATAGCTAAGAAGTATTATGGGAATGGCAGCCAGTA